TACGCACAATCAGCGGCGACAAGCTGGCACGCCTTCTGACAGAGGCCGCTAACGCACGATTAGCAGGCACGTTTGCTAAGCGACGGGAGTCCGCAAAGAATGTGGAGTGGTCTGACTACTGGCCCGAAGGTGCGAGAGTGCCTAGGGTTGATCCGAGGAGTGTGAAATGAGCGACTCAAGAGTTGGCAGGAACGCACGTAACCCTATTGCCGCGGCGGCGGATGCTGAGTTTAAGCGTCGGCATGGTTATTTGTGGACGCAGTTTCGCGCCCCTGATACAGCAAACTTAATGCAAATGTTGGCTGAATCTGATAAACAAGCTAAAGATTGGCGTGACGCTGGGGAAGTTGAGCTTCTCAAACAAATGTTGAGTGCTTATCAGGGCTTGAAAGCATGCGGATGGAACGATGCTATTTACTGCCCAAAAGACGGGACACGATTTCTGGTGATTGAAGCTGGCAGTCTGGGAGTATTTCCATGCACGTACCAAGGAAAATGGCCTGATGGTTTGTGGTGGTTAGAAGACGACGGAGACATTTGTCCCGGAAGACCTATTTTGTGGAAACCATTAGACAAGGAGAAATCATGACCAACCTCTTAAGATTCCCGCCCTCCACGACCATGACAGCGCAGCAGGCGCTTGATTCAGTACTGGTCGATATATCGAGCGACCACCTAAAAGACGTACTTATATGCGGCTACACCAAAAATGAAGTACTGTACATCAGGTCATCAAAAATGAATTGTGCAGAGGCGTTTTTCCTTGCAAGTAAAGCAGCGCAATGGGCGCAAAACGGAGGTAAAGAATGAACCCACGTATCGCTTTTGCCTTCGCCCGTGGTGCGCGGGTTCAATACTTCTGGCAGCTAAAGTGGATTGCAGCTGGCTTTGTTGATAAAGATATCGGGTATACCTGGCGCATCCATCCCAATGACGAGTGGATGCAGTACGGTTTGCTCAGCACCATGCTGCGTAACGCCGCGCTAGGCCTGCCAGTTCCGGAGTTTGTTCTGCTCAGTGGCGGAATCAAGTTCGGTCTGCCCCTCGGTCCAGAAGAAGCTACGCCGGTTAACTTCGTTCACTGGAGTTTGTACGAGTTGTTCATGGCCGAAGCATTGGCCGACGAGGGCCTATGAAATGAAAAAAGTCACGATACAACTTAACTGCGGAGAGAGCACATGCGCCTCTGTCCCGGGCGTCTTCTGTGCTTTCATGGGCGCTACTAAATTTGGGACAGTGCCAGTCTGCCTACTCTTTCCCGGCCCGAGTCAGGCACACACTGTTTTGTATGAGAACGATGCTGGGTGGGTAGCCCGGTGTCAAAGATGCATGGAGGTTGCGGAATGAAACTCAGTGCAGAAATGAAGGTGGCCCAGATCGTCACACTTGTAGTAGCCCTAGTCATAGCCGGATTGTTTCTTGTCATGGCTTATGCCTTTGACAGGAAGCACACGCAAGGTCGCAAAGAGTGTGACGCTGTGCAGGGTGTGTGGTTTGACCGAGAAATGAAATGTGTCACAGGAAATAACCTAAAGGAAACTAAATGAACACAACTGAAGATGAAAAGTATCATCGCCGAATGCAAGCGCAAAGCCCAAAAGAAGAAACTATTTGTGACTTCGCTGATTATCCGAAGAAGGTGGAACAGAAGCAGAGCAGTTCTGCGCCTCCTAACCCCCTCGATGTACAAGTTGGCGGAGAGCACTACAAAGGAATGAAGATACAGCCTGTGGAGTTCATCACCGCCAACAACCTGGGGTTCCTCGAGGGCTGCATCATCAAGCGCATATGCCGATGGCGCGCGAAGGACGGCCTCAAGGACTTGGAGAAGATCAAACACGAAGTCGACCTACTTATTGAAATGGAGAAACGGAAATGAGACCACCACTGAACCTCACCACTGCCGAGCGCGAGCGCTGGGCCTACGCCAACGGGCAGACCGCTGCAGCGCGGAACTTAGGCGTGCTGTGCGATGTGAAAGACGCCAACGAGAAAAGTGCGGACGCTATTGAAGCAGCCTTGCACGCAGTTGCCGCAGCGGTTAAAGAATCGAAAGCGTCCATTGAGCAGCTCGAGGGAGCGCTGGAGGAGGCTGGAGAAATCGGGGAGCACTTGCGCGATGTTGAAGATCAATGATAAACGGCGCCGCGTGGGGCATCTGGTTCTGGCCAAGACGCTGGCGTTGCTGCAGGCCAGAGACGTTACCGCGCGAGTTCTTGTAGAGCGCGTGGGCATTCACCTTGTCACAGCGCAAGAGTGGCTTCGTGCTTTGAAGAAAGAGCGCACCATTCACATCTGCGGCTGGATGCAGGACTCTCTGGGACGCGACACGACAGCTGTGTTCAGGTTAGGGCAGGGGCTGGACGCCCCTCGTCGAAAGCTTACACCAGCGCAGCGGCAGGCGCGCTACCGTGAAAGGAAAGCACGTGGCGCAAACTCCTGAAGGCAAGGTAAAGGATGCGATCAAGAAAATCCTCGCGTTCTACAAGGTCTACTACGTGATGCCTATGGGCACCGGGTATGGCAACAGTGGGCCGCTGGACTTCAGCGCGTGTGTTAACGGGCGCTACCTTGGCGTCGAAGCTAAAGCAGGAAAGGGGAAAACGACGGCCCTACAAGACCGTCACATCGAGCAGATTCGCGCAGCGGGCGGGATCGTGCTTGTCATCAATGAGCTCAATTTGGGCGAACTAGGAAGAACACTATATGACCTTACATCAAACAACTGATCTGGCCGCATCCGAAGCGGCCTTCATATCCCGCATGCAGCATGCGACCGATGCCGTACAGGACCACTTCTTCACGATGCTAGCCAAGCTAATGGATTGCTACGGCGACGCAGCGCCGTTCGGGGCTGTCCTGGTGCTATTGAAACGAGACACGATGGACGTTCAAGTGACCGGTATTAACGTGGACCCCTTAGAAATGGAAGTGCTGCTTCGCGTAGCTGTGGACACCGTGGTGAAGCAGACGACCGTCCCGTCCGGAGCGGAGGTGCACTGATGGCTGCTCCATTCAAACAGATCATAACGATCGACTACGAGACGCGCTGGAGCCGCAACCCAACAGACTGGTCTCCCGACGCCTACACGCTATCCAAGATGACGACGGAGGCCTATATCCGCGATGAGAACTTCAAGGCCTTTGGCGCATGCCTGCACGAGTTCGGGCGGGATACCGCACACACGCAGTGGTACAGGGGTGACGAACTGGAGCGCGTGCTGCACACGTATGACTGGAGTAAGACAGCCCTGCTGGCGCAGAATGCTGCATTCGACGCGTCGATACTGGCATGGCACTACGATGTGCAGCCGGTAATGCTGTTCGATACCCTGTCCATGGCGCGGGCGTTACGCGGTCCACGTGGCGGCAACAGCCTAGCCGTCATGGCGCGTGACTTCGGTCTTCAACCAAAGGGCAACGCCGTCTACAGCACTGATGGCGTTTACGACATTGAGCCGGGCTCGGTCATGGAGCGTGAGCTTGCTGCGTACTGCGTGCACGACGTGTTCTTGGCGGAGGCAATCTTCAAGCGGTTTCTGCTGATGTACGCACGCGGCACCGATCTCCCGGAAGGCTTCCATGAGGCGGACTTCGACGTCGTGTATGACAGCGCCAACTGGGTGTACCCCAAGCGGGAGCTACAGTTGATTGACATGACGCTGAAGATGTTCACGAACCCGCGGCTGGTGCTGGACGAGGATATGCTGTTCGACGCCCTTACCGAGGAGCGGACCAAGCGTGAGACATTCCTTGAGAAGTTGGACATATCAGATGAGCAGCTAGCCAGCAACGACATGTTCGCCGAGCTCTTGCGGGGTATCGGCACCGAGCCGCCGACGAAGAAAAAGAAGCCAACAGTGAAGACGCCGCACCCCGTGGGCGTCAACTTCGCGTTCGCCAAGACCGACGCTATGTTCCAGGCAATGCTTAACGGTGACGACGAGAACGTAGCGATGCTGTGTGAAGCACGGCTGATGGTCAAGTCGACTGCAGAGAGGACGCGTGCACAGCGTTTTCTGGACATCGCGGGGCGCGGGGCACTGCCCGTACCACTGTACTACTACGGGGCCGGCACAGGGCGCTGGACAGCCTACGACTCGATCAATATGCAGAACCTAAAAAGGGGGTCGTTCCTTCGCAAGTCGATCATGGCCCCCGAGGGGTATGTGATTGGAGTAGGGGACTTGTCCCAGATCGAGCCACGAGTATTGGGATGGCTGGCTGATTACACGGAGCTGCTAGGTATCTTTCGCAGCGGGGCCGATGCATACTCCACTTTCGGAGCGCAGATGTTTGACATACCGGGGATGACAAAAGAATCACACCCCCCGCTCAGACAGGCGGCGAAGTCGGCGATGCTAGGCTGTGGGTACCAGCTCGGGTGGGCGTCCTTTGCGGCGCAGCTGCTCGTGGGGTTCCTGGGCGCGCCACCGGTGCGGTACAACATGGACTTCGCCAAGGCGCTGGGAGTTGATTCGCGGTACATCGAGAAGTTTCTCGACTACGAGGACAACCTTATCGCTATGGGCGAGATCGCGCACACATGTAGCACAAGGGAGCTGCTCATTCACTGCGTCGCGGCGAAGAAGATTATCGACATATACCGTACAACAGCAAGCCCGGTGGTGGGGCTGTGGGAGCTGTTCCAGCAGCTTATCCCGCGCAGTCTGGCCGGGGGCGAGGAGTACCAGCACAAGTGCCTGCTCTTCCGCAAGGAGGAGATCGTGCTGCCGAACGGCATGAGCTTGCTGTACCCCAACCTGCGCCAGACCAAGGACGAGAAGGGGCGCCCACAGTGGGTGTATGGCCCAGACGAAACGAAGCTGTATAGTGGCAAGATCACGAACAACGTCACGCAGGGGCTGGCCCGCATCGTGATGACGGACGGGATGCTGCGTACTTCCAAGCGGTACCCTGTGCTGGGCACAGTGCACGACGAGCAGTTGGATCTGATCCCCGAGCCTGAAGGTGCGGAAGGGGTAAAGTGGATGCTTGGGCAGATGGTTATCGAACCCAAGTACATGCCGGGGGTACCTCTGGCAGCTGACGGTGGCTTTCACCGTAGGTATGGGCTAGCTAAAAAGTAGGAGAAAGCATGAAGATACCTTTTTCAATGAGGATAGGTCGCCGCAAATACGCCATCCATGAAGTCGGGACCGTTACCAAAAACATGGGGTGGACGTTGCCTGCGATCGCGCTGCTGCAGATTGCGGTGCACCGCTTGGGAAAACGGCGAAAGCCGGATGATATCGCGGAGACGTTTTGGCATGAGACGACCCACGCCATACTGTACGAAATGGGCAGCCCTCTGTGGCATAACGAAAAGTTCGTAACGGAGTTCAGCAAGCTTCTGGCGCAAGCGATCAGAACAGCGGAGTTCCAATGAGCATCATTGGCGACCACTTGACGGAGACCGGCAACGAGGGGATGTACGAGGCCCCACCAAAGAAGAAGCCGTTCAACTTCAGCCACAGCTCCCTGAAGGCATACGAGACCTGCCCCCGCCGCTACGAAGCGGAGCGCATCCTCAAGCTATACCCCAAGGAAGAAACCCTCGCATCAGTCTACGGGACCGAAGTTCATGCTGACATTGAGAACTACATCAACGGGCAAGACCTACACATACGCAGTGCGCCTTTCAAAGACGTTGTCGACGCGTGCTTGGCGAAACCGGGCAGACCGTTCCCAGAACTGGAACTGGGTGTTAGAAAAGATCTCTCGCCGTGTGCTTTCAAAGATCCCGACGTCTGGGCACGAGTGATCATTGATCTTGCGGTAATCGACGAAGAGGGTCTGCGGGCGCACGTAG